AGGCCGACGCCCGCGAGCCCGTTGAGTTGCGTTTTGTTAAAGCGCAAATGTTTCGGCGCCGGCGTGATGCCGTCGAGCGTCAAGGTTTGCAACGGCCGCGCCGGGTCGATCGACAACGCCCCGGCGGCGCGCGCGCAATAGGCGCCGATCCATTCATATATCGGCGACGGCGAATCCGGCTCGATCGCTAACAGCGAAACGACGCCGCTGTTATTGGTCGGCCCGTACGAAAAGAGGTTGGCGTAAGTGTCGCGCTTTGCGCCGATCACATGCCCATAAACCTCGCGCAACCATCCCCAACGACCCGAGTCCGAGAATCCGTATTCGGTTTCCCAGGCGAGCAAGGTGCCGCTATCGTTGAAACCGAGGCCAACATATTCGTAAGGCTCGTCGCCGAGGTTGGCGATCGCGGTCGTCCAGGTCGGCACGCCGACGCCGCTCGTAAGGTTAAAGCCGGTCGCCGGCGTGACCGTGAATCCCGGCGGCAACATTTCGCCGCCGTTCGGCCCGAGGACGTTATAGTCGACGGCGATATCGTTGGCGGTGATCCCTTTCCATTTTGACGTCAATGTAACGACCGCGCCCGCGGCCGCCGCGGTCACCGGCAAGTCGGGCATCGCCATAATGGCGGCCGCGATATTGGTCCCGACCGTGGCAATGGGATCGGCGGTCGCAACGCCGACCGATACCTTTTGGCCGGCAATATAAAGCGCGAGCTCGCCGGCTTGCGTCGCCGGCGTCGCGACCGTGATCGTGCCGGTTGCGGCAACGCCGGCCGCGGCTTGCGCGATCGGCAATAACAAAACCGGCGTCGACTTATTGAGCAAGAAAAATTCCTGGTACATGCGCGCGAGCGGCGAGCCCTGGCCGGCGAGATTGATCGCGTCGGCGACCGATCCGCACGCGATCGGGACGTCGACCGGCGCAACGCCGGCGGCAAGCTTGTAGTCGACGAGGAGCGCGTATTTTTGGCTTGTCGGCGTACCGGCTTGGCTCGGGTCCACTTCGATATATACGAGTGGGAGCTTCCACCCTGACGGTATAGAATTAAACGAAATCGGCATAGGTCGACTCCCTGGTTAGAAATGAAACGGCCCGCTTTCGCGGGCCGGGTTTGTGCTTACCGTGGCTTGCGTTTCGGCGCGTCGGCGTCGTCTTTTTCGCTCGCCGCCTCATGCGACGGCGGCGATGCGGCCGCGCGTTGCGGGTCGCCGCTTCCTTCCGGCGGCACCTCGGTAATGTCGCCGTCGCGGATCAATCGAAACGTATATTGATCGGCCGTCCACTCGCCGCCCTCGGGCGGCAATTTGCCGTCAATCGGATGCGGCGGAACGTCGTCGCGGTTTGGTGTTACTTTGATTTTTGCCATTGCGTCCTCGCTTGGTTGTATTGATCTCGCCAGTTTGCATGTTCCACTCCATTTCGACGATCGGCGCGTCGGGATTTTGGATCGGCCGCGCGTCGATATGGAGCGTGATAAAGTCGTCGGTTATGGTCGGCTTGAATATCGCGGTGCCGAGGTCGGCGGTCATGTCGAATTGCAATTCGAGGAGCGGCGTCTCGTTGTCGAGCGCGACCGATCCGTAAACGTGCATCCGCTCGCCGCGCGTGATCCCCTGCAAAAGCTTGTTATTGAATCCGGTAAACGTCGTATCGCAGAGCAAGCCGGTCGTGATCTCGGCGAAAGCCTGGTCGAGCGTCTCCTCGCCTTCCTCGTTTTCGTTGTCGAGCACGATCACGGAAAACCCATAGCGCGCGCTATCGCGCAAGCGGATATCGCCGGCGTTGCTATCGCCCTCGGGGACGAGGAGCTCGTTGATTAGATAGACGCCGCAATAAGGGAGATCCTCCGTTTGCACGCGGAGCATCTTGTTTTTTGCAAACGTGAAACCGTTAAAGAACGGCATCGCCTTGACGCGATCGTAAATCGCGTCGCGCACGATCAACGCCGGCGTTTGCGTCATGGGATAGTGCTTGCCGGCTTGACCAATTTGAGCGCCGGCGTCGGCTTGGCGGTCATGATCTTGCGGAGCGTGAGCGTCGTCTCGCCGCCGCCGTTGCGGCTTGTGTCGATCACCTCCCAGGCGCCGGCGTCGGGCAAGGTGCCGTCGGCCGGGATCGTGAGTTGATCGCCCTGGACCGGGACGATCGTAAATTCGTTGTCGCGGACGTCGAGGATCGTGCGTTGCTCGGAAATGATCGAGCCGTCGATCGCAACGACGTCAATCGAGATCGTGTCGAATATGCCGCGCGCCGGCGCGCCGTTGACGGTGATCGCGCGCGCGAATGTCTCAAAGCATGGCAAATACACTTGCGCGGAAAAGTCGACCGGCATCGCTTACCCTTTGCCTTTTTGCCGCTTGTAAATCGTGATTGCGCGATAGCCGCTCGGCGCGACGAATCGCTTGCGTGATTTGCGGAGCCGCTTGATCGTGGCGCCGCGTTGCGGGACCTTTTTGCCTTTGTGCTTGACCGCGTTCCGCACCGCGACCCGCATATAGGTGCCGAATTTTTTGAACGTCGGTTGCGCCAGGTACGCCGGGTCGCTCGCGCGCAAGGACCGGATTTGGCAACGACAACCGGGATGGTGCGGCAATTGTTTCTTGGCGTCGCCGTACGAATACGGATTGTGCGCGACCATGTTTTGACAGTGTTTGCAAACGCGGCCGTCGTTGGCGGTCACGATCTTAACGAGGTCGGTGTCCTTGTATCGTTTTTTCCAGGATCGGCGCACACCCTTGAGGACGACGACCTCGTCGGGATGCAATTTTTCGATATCGGCGAGGAGCGCGTCGGTCAGGAATTGCTTAATCTTGTCGAGCGAGGGCTCGATCGTAATATTAAACGTCGACTTTTCCGGCACGGCTCAAGCCTCGTAACGGGTAAAGCTCGACAAGATATCGGCGGCCGCGCGTTGCGCCGGCGTGCCGTGGCCGGAGCCGCCGGTCGAGCGCGCCAGCAAATTAGGATCGAAATAAATGATGCGGCTTTCCTTGTGTCCGATCATGCGGACGGTCGCGTCGCCGCGCACGCTCGCGTAATACGCCTCGCGCATGAGCATGATCGCGGCTTGCTTCAAGGCCGGCGGCGCCTCGTCGGGCAAGTGATAGCCGCCGGAATAATTGACGATCGTTTGCTCGACGTAATTGCCGCTCGGCAACGTGAGCTTGCCCCATAGTGAGTCGAGCAAGAGGCCGTTGGGATAGGTGAGCGCGGCGGCGCCGCTCGTGATCGCAGTTATGCCGGTTGAGTCTTGCGGGATCGGATAGCGCGCCAGGAATAGCCGGTTTTTATTGTCGGTCGACAATTCGGTAAACGTCTCGACGACCGTCTCGTAACCGAATACGCGACCACAATAGGCGGCGATCTCGTCGGAGACGCGGGTAATCAATTCGGCAAGCATCTCGTCGCTTGCCGTCGCCGTGATATTGAGCGCGCGCTTGAGCTCGGCGAGCGTAATGAGGTCGATCGAGCTCGCCGGCGTCGTGACCACGATGGTCGATTGCATTAGGCGGTTTCCGCCTGGTATTGCTCAAAGAGCGCGCGCAACGGGATCGCCGGCCCGAGGTTGCCGTCGCTCATAACCGGCGTGAGCGTGTATTCCTTACGGTCGAGTTTCCAACCGGCGAGCTCGCGACCAGGCGCGCCGGCCTGGCCTGGTTGACCGCGCTCGCCGCGCTCGCCTCTTTCGCCGCGTCGGCCGCTCGGCCCGGCCTTCCAATCGGGACCAGGACAAGGACCGGGAGCGTCCTTGCGCGCAATGAACCAGGTCGCATTGAGCGTGACGACGTCGAGCTCAAGATAGTTTTCGGCCGGGTCGTAAGTATCGCGGATCGTGAACGATCGGCCGTCTAGGCCGCGTTGCCCGTCGGCTCCGTTTTGTCCGTCGGCTCCATCGCGGCCGGCGCTTCCGTCGGCGCCGCGCTCGCCCGGCTCGCCTTTCGCGCCTTCAATACTTTCGCCCTTTTCGCCGGGCGCGCCCGTATCGCCTTTTTCGCCTTTGATCGCCTCGCCTTTTTCGCCTTGCTCGCCTTTTTCGCCTTTTTCACCGGGTAGCCCTTTCTCGCCGTCGCGCAAGGTCGCGAGGCGGTTGCGGATTTCCTGCTCTAGCTTGTGCAAGCGGAGCTCGTGCTCGGCCTCGCGTTGGCCGAGCTCGGCGAGCTTGCGCGCGAGCAAAAGGTCGCGCTCGCGCTCGGCCTGGCCGGCGACCGCCGCGAGCTCCTCGACAATCAAGTCGAGGTCAACCGGCGAGCCGATTAAGCCTATGGTGCGCGCGGATGTTTCGGCGGATGCGTTTTCGGTCGGCATCGCTCAAGCCCTCGCTTTGTCCATTTCCCGGCGCCGGCGCCGCCGGCGGCGCGCCTGGTCCCGGTGCCGCCGGTATCTTTTCCGCGGCCGACAACGGGACGACCTGTTGCTGGACGCGCGGCTCTTTGCCGTATCCGCCGGGAACCTTGGCGTAACCCTCAAGCGCGCGCGCCTCGTCGGGCGCCAGGATGCCACCTTGCACCGCGCGCGCGAGGCCCTCGATCCGGTCCTTAAAGGCCGAGCGCAAGAGCGCCGCGGTATCAAATTCGACGTATTCGTACGGTTGGCCGTCGAGCGCGAACAAGAGGCCGATCGCTTCCTCGATATGGTTGAGGCAAAAGCCAAGCCCCGAGGCGATCCAGGATTGCATGAGGATCTCGGTCGAGTTGACCGGGCCGCCGGCGAGGCCGAGGATTTGCAACGGAATCCGAAACGCGAGCGCAATATTCTCGTTGCTCAATTTGAGAATTTCCGCGGTTGCCGCGTCCTTTGACGCGATCGCCCAAGGTTGCACCTTGAGGCCGGCGGTTAAGATCGGCGTGCCGCCCTGGTTCATTCCCTTGGCTTGCTCGTTCCAACGATCGCGCAACGCCGTGACCTGGTCCTTGTCGAGTATGAGGTCGGTCGAGAGCACCGCCGAGGGCCGCGCCTCGTTGCGATAAAACGAGGTTTGTTGGTTGGCGATTGCGGTGCCGACGGCGATATCGGAATAGGCGGCGAGCAACGGCGAGACGCCGACGAGCGGCGTCGGAAAACGCGCGCGCTCGGTATGCAAGCGGATATGCAAGACGTCGCGCGCCGGGACGATAAGCTCTTGCGGGCTATTGAGCCGCATGGCGATAACGTCGTTGCCGCCGAGCGTATAAAAGATTTCGCCGTTATAGGCGACGCGCGGATAGCACAAGTCGGGATTCATCAAGTGTAATTCGTCGACCTCAAAGCGATCGTTGCGTAATGCCAACGCATAGGCGTTGCCGGTCAGGTAAAGCCCGCGCGTGGCGTTGAGCAAAAAGTCGGAAATACTTTGGTAATCGTTGGGATGCCGTAACAGGCGCGACAAGGCGCTCGTCTCGACCCGCTCGCGGCCGCCGTCGTCGTTGGTAATCCAATGATCGCCGGGACACATGGCGACCGTTTGCGCGTAGGCCGAAACGCA